CTTCAGCATCCGCAGAACCATAACGGCGTGCCATGATCAACCTCCCAAGAACGGACGCATGCCCGCCAAACTCGCAGCAGTCGCAAGAATGTCACGCTGCTTCTGCCCCTCAATCTCCGCTTCGATCGCCGCAAAGTCAGCATTTGCTCGAGCATCAGACAAGTTCAACTCATTCAACTTGTCAGCCAGAACCTGCATCATGTCGTTGCGGTTCGTCTGCCAGCCTCTGGCATACTCCCGCATGCCTTCACCCATAATGCCGCTGTTACGTAGCCCACGGCGACCGTAACCAGCGGACACACCCTCAACACCACGAGCCATACCACGATCCAGATCCGAGATCTGACGTGACCCACGCTGTTGCGACAGGAAACGACTGAAGGCGTTCTGGGCCAGCATCGCATCCCGCTGCCCAGCAGCGGCACGGCGACGTGGTTCATATTGCAGTCCAAGATTGGCAAGTGTCATCACTAATCTGCTTTTTCGTTACTCGAAGTTTCTGGCTGGGAGGCCACATATGCCTCCAGCAAAGCAACTTTTTGGGCGTATTCGGATATTTGGCGGGTCAACGATTCGATCACCTTGTTGACGTCAACCTGCTGTTGTTGCTGTTCCACGCAATTCCTCCAATTGTTGCTTCAGTTCCTTGATGGCGGCGACACATATTGCATTCAGAGCCACGGAATCAACTGATGTAAACTTTCCCTGCATATCAAAACGAGCGGCTTGTGGGATCACTTCTCCGACTTCCTCGGCAACAAAGCCGATGGAACCGAACTCCCAATCCTTCACACGATTGCAAGTATCGCCCTCGGGGGCATCGCAGTCCCTGCCACATGTATGTATTGTTTCGTCACTCACAAACGGGTCAAGACCTTTTTGTCTCCTGATTTCATTTAGGCGGCTCAAAGCCTTTCGCCTTCGTTCATCACGAGGCAACTCATCCCCAAAGGTTTTTTCCCAATCCCATCTGTAAAACCTTGGTTGTAGTTTGTCGACAATATCTAGGGCACTATTTTCAAGCAGAGTGTTTGCGGCGGCACCGACACTTCTCACTTTTTGTGGGAAGTTTGTTATGTCTTGCTTCAGTTCTCTAGAGGACTGGTTGTAGATAATTGCGGCTACTCCAACATACTGAGTGTTGTTGGAGTTTCTGAAATAAAAAGTTGTGTCGCTGGAAGCCAAGTTTATTGTTGTTCCAGTAATGTGGTAAAAACCAATTCCTGTCTGTCCACCGTTGCCGTGGGCATAATATGTACCAGTATCGTATGTGCCACCACTTGTTCTGGCGTTGTGTAGTTGTCCGCCTCCGACATAAAAACTCTTACCGTTGTACACACGAACCCACGTAGAATCAATCATGTAGATTCCGCCACCGTATGTTTCGCTATACCAACCGCTATTGCCCGTACTTCTCCACCAGCCATTGCAATAAGCAAGACCATTGATTGTTGCGGTATAGGAAGCCCCGTCATATCCAAGAGTCAATGTGTCTTGGTTGTTGGCCCCGATGCGTACAGCCGCTGATGTCGAAAATGACCTCAGGTAAACACCATTAGAACTTGGATGGCCCAATAGCAAATATCCTCTGTTGGATTCGACGGCAGCCCAACCGCCATCGGTAGACCAACCCTTCAAGGAAATGCTTGGCGAATAAGTGTCGTCGCCAGTAATTATTAGTCCGCTAATAGTTCCGCTAGAAGAAAGAGATCCAAGTGTGCCGACTGAGGTTATGCCCGTATAGGAGCCAGACAATCTGGCAGACGCAATAGTTCCAGTCAACAAAGTTGCGGGAATTGAACCAGTAGTCAACGTGCCAACAGACGTCAGACTTGAAGAAACAATAGCCGCAGGCAAAGCGGTACCAGACAACTGCCCAGCAGGATACTTACCCTTCTCCCACAACGATGTCGACGCATTGTAAACAATCGTATCACCAGTCGAAGGCGACAAAGCCGAGACGTTGTGCAACTCCTCCAACTCCCAGCCATTCAACATATGAACATTGATCTCACCATTGATCGCATGAGCACGAGTCACAACACCCAAATAAACAAGATGGTACGGAGCGTGCGGCTTATTCGCCAAACCAAACAGAAGACCACCAACAACCGTAGGTGACAACCACACAGGATCACCCGCAACAGCCGCACTCGTGTCGATGCCAGTCACAAGACCTTCAGTAACTACATAACCCTGACCGTTGTAGGCTAGTGACTGATCCAACAAACCCAGAACGGTAGCAGAGGTGGCATCGCTTGTAGCGATGGCCCCTTTCACAAGAATGTTTGTGCCGTTCGCACCAGACGTATAAACAGCCGCACCTTTCGGAAGGGTTGCGGCGTTATCGCTCTTCACCAACGCCTTCGTCTTCTCAGCAAAGTTATCAATCCATTGCGTGTTGTAATCTGTTCCATCAATCTTTGAAAGAATCTGACCCGCAGTACCTCCAGCAGGCAAATAGGAATCAGCCAGCAACGACAGATACTCCGTCAGCGACCCGAAGGTGCGCTGAAGGGGGATCGTATTGTCACCCCTCAGGGATGCAATTGCGGGCGCAGTCCACTTCTCCATCAGAGTTTGATGATGTGATTCACCACGATATAAGGTTGAAGGTTATTGTGCGCTCCGCCACCACCAGTTGACTGGTTAGTGGCTGTAGCCGCCAAGTTCACGGCTATAGCATTTTGGTTAACTGCAGTATTGGACTGGTTGGTAGCAGTAGCAGCGTTATTTGTTGCAGTAGTGGCCTGGTTCGTTGCAGTATTGGCGTTGACAGTTGGAGTGGTATCTCCTGTGTATCCTGCAACAAGGTGTGAGTGAGTACCAGCAGAACTAGTGTTGTCAGTGCCACCAAGGTTTGCAGTCAAAGTACTACCACTAGATCTACCACTATTTGATGCTGACAAGAATGCACTATGGCTATGAGAACCATTAGAGCCAGTCTCAATATAGACAAAATGATTATGCGCATTAGCACTATGCCCATGCGCATCTTGAGCATGGTTATGCGAGTTCTGCGAATGGTTATGCGCATCTTGCGTATGCGTGTGCGCATCCTGAACATGCGTGTGCGCATTTTGCGTATGGTTGTGAGCATCCTGAGTATGCGTGTGGGCAGGCATTTCGCTCTGAACCAAAGTATGAGTCTTCGCACCACCAGTCTCAGCCAAAGCGTCAAACTCGGTTTGCGTAGAATCAAAACCTACAGGCACACGACCCTTCAGGTTCGGAACATTGAACGTGGTGCTACCGTCACCAGCGCCGTAGGTGGTTCCGATCGCAGCGAACAACCGACTGTAAGTCGGGTTCGTGCGTGACACAGCCGAACCGTCGCAAATAAACCATCCGCTCGGCGCAACAGCACCACCATACTGAGTGATGATGCCAGCAGGAATGAACGCATCGACATATGCCTTGCGGACAGCATGGTTGTCCAACGTAGGTGTCGTCGCAGGCAACGTCGGGATCGAGGTGAAAGCAATAGAAGCGTCACGCTGGACAACTTCGGTGTTCAGAAAGTTGAGCACCGAAGTGAAGTTGGCATTGACTTGTGTGCCATCGGCGTTAGTGCCGTTGGCAAACACGTAAGTGACAGAAGCAGTAGCCATCAGGCACGCACCTTTCGAGGGTTGAACTTATATGTAACAGAATTGATTCCCCATGGCTTCCCGCCGCTCGACGAAATCTTCAACTGGATAGAACGAGCCAAACCAAGATTTGAACCCTTCACAAAGATTGCACCAGTTGCAGACTCGCCCCAGTTCGCTTCGTTCCAACCTTCGATGCCGTCAGGTTCTGTCCCCAGAGGCGACCACACCAAAGCATCTGACGAACCATCAAGGAACAACTGGAATACTCGTGACACTACAGACTCTTCCCAGTCGTGGTACACCTGCATTGTCAGCGTCGTATCGACTGTTGTTTGCTTCGCAACAAAGTCGGGTCGACGCCACATCTTTCGAGCAGAGATACTGCCCGCATCATGCCATCTCGTGACATAGTACGAGCCAAAGTTCGAAGCACCAGCGCCGACATCATCTTGATAAACAAACTGCAAATCAACCTTGAGAAGATACGGGTTACTCGGATGAGCCATGATCCGATAAGTGCTGCCAGTCGACGTAGCAAAATCAGCGCCCAAACCGACACCAAACTCATCCGACGTCTGATACTTAGTCCAAGCACCACGCTCCCCCAACGACGGGTCATAAACAAACGAATACTTCGCCTTCGTGCTATCGCCCCACGGCACAGCAACCCACACCTTGCGGTTCGTCCACGACACAGCAATCGAATCCTGAGAACCCTCAAAGATCGACCCATCCTGAATGGCGGGTCGGATCTGCGTAAACAAATCCAGAAACTTCTGCCCGTCGTACATCATCAAACCATCGGGCCACGAGAAGAAATAGATAGCACGCTCAGACACAGCAACAGCCTGAGGGTTCACCGCACCCACCTCAGTCGACAACGTCACCACCTGAAACGTGTCAGTCGAATACCCGAGGATCGCAAACACACCACGCTTCTTGAACACCAGAAGATTGCCATTGAACGGCACAACAGCCGTAATCCCCGAACCGCCCTCAACGATGTCGATGTAATCGTCAGACCGCCAAGACTCAGGGAAGAACGGATGCGAGAAACGCACACGGTTTGGATAATCCGTGCCATCCTCAGTCGTATAACCAACCCACATGCGATCCACATGCGACGCCGCAAAGCGGGCAGTCGGCATGTGGGTGCCATTCGAGTTCGACAAATCCTCCTGCCATTGACCCGCCCCAGACGCAGTCAACGAAGTAGACGTAGAACCATTCCACTTCTTCGAAGTAGTACCAGTCGCCACATACACAGAACTTGCCGACCCAGTAGTCCACTCTGCAAACGACCCGCCAAACGGTGCAGTCGTAGCAATCGAACAAGAAGCAAACGCTGTTGTCGTCGCATAATAGACAGCATTATTCGCAGCCAACAATAACTGCGGCGTAGCCGCATTCCAAGCCCACACCCTCTTCGGAGCAAACGAACCGTTCGCAATCCCACCAATCGCAGAAGCATTCAACTTCTGCATACCGCCACGCATAGCGAACCCGCCACGTGGATCAATATCCACGTTCAACAAATCAGGAGACTCGCTTACACCCAACTGAAACGGGTCAGCACGAAGATTCAAACCGCCCGTAAAATCGTCGGTACGAAGCAACGACAGACGGCTCATTGACCAAGAGTCCTGCCAAGGCTCTGCAACCACCAGCGGCTAGACATGTGCGGAACGCCATCAGCGAAAGCCAGCGGACGCTGAGACGGCGGACGCATAATGTCTGCGGTAGCAAGACGGACAGCCTCGTCGAACGTGCGACGGTAGAACGTCGCCAGTTCGACATCTTCCTGCAACTGGTACACCTGAGCGACGCCATAGTAGACGAGCGCCTGATGCAACCGCTCGTCGGCATCTACCTCAATCGAGTTAGAAACAGTCCAATCAGTCGGCTTCCGATACCCACGCACAATCAGCGGATACACCGCATCAGGCTTGGGCCACAGATGAACATTGTCTTGCCACAACGAGAAGTACAGCGGACGCTGAGCCTGATCAAACGAACCGATCCAAATCTGCTCAGCATCGTCGTACGAGATCAACTCGATACGACGACCGACAGCCGACGTGTCGACGAGAGAAGTGACCTCACGCAAGTCTCCGTCACCGATAAGGTTGATCGGATAGGCACGCTGCCCAGACGTGGTGTTCAGCGCGTACGTCTTCTGGAAGAAAGGCCAACGGCGCTCGAGCGCAATAATGCGCTCAAAGCCGTCCTTGATGTACATCGTCAACAACGTGTCAGAGACATCTTGCTGGTCAAGGTCGACGATCTCACGGATCTTGGAACGGATCTCATTCAGATTCACGTGCCTGCTCCTTAGCCATCTGACGCAAATGACCGATGCAGTACATCGTTTCCTTTGCTCGGGCACCTTGGCAGGTGCCTTCGTTTGCCATGCAGCGTGTGTGCCCAAGGTACGGCATGCCACCCGCAGGCGCAGGTGATGCGTCGGCGGTAGCGTAGGGTCGAGACGCTGCAGTTGCAGGTACTCCGTACAGGGCGTATGCGGG